CAGGAACAATAGGAGCAATACATGACAGACTTAAGCCAAGCAGAACCCGCTAACACGAACGAAATGCCCACAGCACCAGAAGCGGAGCAGGCAGTAGAGAGTACTGAAGTAGTTCAAGAGACAGTTACACCAGAAGAAACAGCACAGCCTGTAACTGAAGTAACTGAAGAACCGGGACTACCTGAAGTACAAACAGAGTCGGAGGGTGAAAGTTACGAGATCGAAAGTACTGGTAACGAGTATGCTGATAAAGCATTACAGCAATTGGCTGACGCAAAGGTAGACTTAGGTGCAGCGTTTGACGCATGGATTGAATCAGGTGATGTTAACCAGATCAATACAGCAGCTATCGCAGAGAAGATAGGTGACGCAGCAGCAGAAGGTATTGTAGCAGGACTCAAAGCAGAGGCCGCTAAAGAAGCTGCTGCTGTAGAAGCAGCGCACCAACATATCTATGATACAGCAGGCGGTAAAGACGCATGGCAATCTATCCTTGATTGGGTAGCTTCAGGGCAAGCAGGCTTAACTGAAGAAGGCCATGCAGCATATAACGCAATGATTAAAGCAGGTGGGGTGCAGGCATCCCTAGCAGTACGGGAGTTATCTAACATGTACCAACAATCACCGGGTTTTACCCAAACAACTAACTTAGTTCAAGGCGATGCAGCAGCACAAGCAGCAGGTCTAGAACCAATATCACGTGCAGAGTATTCCTCGGAGTACTCCAAGATTGTACGTGCTGAAGGCGAGCAGTCGCCAAAATTACAAGTACTGGATCAACGTCGCCTAGCGACTATGAAACGGGTGTAATTTATTTAAACCAATAGTGGATGCTAAGAATGCAAGGTTTATACTTATCGAAGCCCACAACTCATAACAACTAGGAGACTAATTATGTCTTATCCATCAGATTCTACCCATCTATCCCGAGCAGGCCAGCAGTTACAGCCTACGGGTAATGCTTCTACCGTTAACCCGCTGCACATTGAGCAGTACGGTGGTGAAGTAGAAGGCACGTTCGCTAAGAAATCTTTCATGCGTTCGTACGTAAACATCAAAGCAGTACGTGGTACTGACACTGTAACTAATGACCGTATCGGTGAAGCTACTCTACAAGCAGTAGTACCCGGTGTACGTCCTGCTGCATCTGTAGCACAGTTCGACAACGTTTCAATCAAGGTTGATACAATTGTACTAGCACGTAACAACGTTGCACTACTTGACGACTTCCAAGCACATTACGCAGTTCGATCTGAGCTAGGTAAAGAGCATGGTAAGACTCTAGGTAAGTTCTTCGATGAAGCGTTTATTATCCAAGCTATTAAAGCAGCACTTGTAGTTGCCGCTCCTGATAACCAGAACCCACAAGCAGGTGAGACTGCATTGCCACCGGGCTTTGATGGTGGTACACAGGTGACTCTAGGTACAGCAGGCGATGAAGCTGATCCTGATCTTCTTCAGAAAGCTATCGAAGATGTATGTCAGGGCATTGAAGAGAAAGACGTAGACCTAGACGGTGGCGTTATTCTTGTTGCTCCTGCTGAGTACTACACGTTGCTACGTAATGATCGCTTGATCAATAGCCAGTACTCATTAGGTAATGGTGACTACGCAGAAGGTATGATTCTTAAGTCTTGTGGTCTACCACTAATGAAGACTAACCGTATCCCTTCAGCGGCTATCTCAGGCCACTATTTGTCTAACACAGGTAACGGTAATGCTTACGATGTATCAGCAGCAGAAGCGAAAGCTAAGGCTGTTGTAATGCTACCTAAAGCATTGCTTGCAGGTGAAACTATTCCATTGACCTCTAAGGTCTACTACATGGACTCTGAACTACAATGGTTCATTGATTCATACCTAGCGTTCGGTGTAACGCCAAATCGTGCTGAGCACGCAGGTATCGTACTAGCCGCTTAGGTTAGGGACTTACCCGACAAAATTAGCCTCTACTCCTTTTGGGGTAGGGGCTTTTTTCGCTTTTAAGGAGGTGCATTATGCACTTAACAGAATTAGAGGCCGTTAATCTCATTCGCGGTGCAGTAGGTAAAGCTCCTGTATCTACATTACAGACTGAGAACCCTGATGTTAGGGCGGCACAGAGCAGGCTAAAGAACACAGCGTTAGAGTTGCAAGCTAACTCGTGGTGGTTCAATACGGAATTGAGCGTGAGCTTAGCACCTGATGCGTCTGGTGATATTATCTATCCGAGTAACGCATTAGAAGTTAGACCTCAAGACCCATTCGCGTATTTGACTATACGTGGTGGTAAACTTTATAACCCGAACACACAATCTTTTACCTTCACTAAGGCAGTCGTAGTTGATATGCTTATGGTATTAGATTTTAATGATCTACCTTATGTAGCAGCTAACTACACAATGTATTCCGCAGCACGTAAATTCTTATCAGACTTTGATGGTGATCCACAACGTATATCTGAGTTAGCACGTGATGAACAGGGCGCTTACATTGCATTAAAGACAGCAGAGCAGCGTAACCGAAGAGTTAACGTACTACACCAAGCAGGCCCACTACGGCTTATGGGTAGACTACAGCCACGCTACACAGGTAATCGTATCCTATTTACTTAAGGAGTAAGCTATGTCAAGACGAGTTGACGGTTCTCTGGGAACCTTACTGCAAGGCGTAAGTCAGCAGCCAGATAAAGAGCGCCTACAAGGTCAGGTAACAGAAATGACTAACATGACCGCAGACGTTGTACGTATGCTAAGCCGGAGACCGTCTTCAGAGTTTGTAGCTTCTTTTAACATAGGTGCATTAGATATTACTAAATGCTTTGTGCACTTCTATTCGCGAGGTGACGGAGAGCAGTACTGGATTGTTATAGCTCCGGGTGGAGCAGTATATATTCTAGACCTTGATGGTACTCTAGCAACTAAGACTGTAACCTCACAGTTCACATCTTATGTTACATCTTCTGATCCTAAGACTGATCTACGTATGACTACCGTAGGAGACTATACCTTTGTAGTTAATAAAACTAAGACGGTATCTATGTCCGGGGCTACAAGTACAACAGATACAAGTCGTACCGAGTCAGGGCTAGTTGAAGTTCTTGTAGGACAGTACAGCAGAGATTACACAGTAACAGTATCAGTTAACACTGTAGACTTCTCAGTTACTCACACTACTGACACATCTACTGCTACAAACGCAGAAGAAAAAGTAGCTACTGATTACATAGCGGAGAAACTAGAAACGGCACTTGCAGCTGTGGGCGGCTATTTTACTATCAGTAGAGTAGGTTCTAGTATAAGACTTACACCACTGACTGCAAACCTTAACTACACAATAACTACATCTGATGGTTTAGGTGGCGGTGCTATGCGTGCTGTAACTAAACATACAGTAAGCTCTTTTGAAAAGTTACCAGTAAAAGCTAAGAACGGTGACATATACAAAGTAGAAGGCGGTGTAGGCTCCGTAGATGATCTGTACATGGAGTTCCAAGTACAAGGTGCATCCAGTAGTAACTTCCAAGACGGTACATGGAGAGAGACTATAGGGCCGGGACAAGAGACTACACTAGACGCTACTACTATGCCTCACGTAATCAAACGTACGTCTACAGTAAACACTTTTGAGTGTGGTGCTTGTGGGGAAGGTACTATTGATTCATGGGCAGCGCGTACTGTAGGTACAGAAGAGACTAACAAAGACCCACAGTTTGTAGGTGAAAAGATTTCAGATATTACAAGTATGCAGGACAGGCTTGTTATTATTGACCGTGAGGGTGTTAACCTTTCGGTTACTTCTGACTTCTTTAACTTCTTTAAGAAGACAGTTACACAGCTACTACCTGATGGGCCTATAGGTATTACTTCTGCTTCTGGTCAGGTTAACATCTTACGTTACGCCGAGCAGCATGACAGGGATTTGATTATCTTTGCAGACGGCGTACAGTTTACACTTGTAGGTACTACAGCTATCACGCCACAGAACGCTACTATGGTAGAGACTACTAAGTTCAAGATACAGGCAGGTGTACGTCCAGTACCTTCAGGACAGAACCTATTCTTCGCTATTGATGCAGGTGTATACAGTGGTGTACGAGAGTTCTATACAGATAGTACGTTCGACAGTAACAACGCTCGTCCTATTACTATAGCGATTGAGCGATACATCAAAGGTAAGATACGTCAAATGTCTTCAGCTACTAACCTATCTAAGATGGGATGCTTAGCTGATTCACCTAACGAGTTCTATATGTATGAGTACTTGTGGGACGAGAACGATAAAGTACAGAACGCATGGAGTACTTGGAAGTTCCGTGATGATATGCACCTGTTCCATACAGAGTTCTTTAATGATTCTTTGTATATGCTAGGTTACATAGGCACAGATGTACATATCATTGAAGTACCGTTACAGGCTGATATTCAAAGTACTGACATACTAACTGATACTATCATAGCATCTGACTTATGTATGGATCATACTACATGGCATACTGGCGTTAATACGACACTCTCAGGTTTAGATATTCTGCCTGATGATGCTTCTCTATTGCATGTAGTGCAAGGTGAAGGTTGCCCTAATCCCGGTATGCTTGCTAAGATAACAGACCTTACAGCAGGTGTAGCTACGCTTAGTCGGGATATGCAGGGTGGCTCTGTACTTGTAGGTATTAAGTTCCGTTCCTCGGTAACACCTACTAGACCGTACATGCGTGACGATTCAGATAGACCTATCGGTACTTCTGATTTAACTATAGGTGACATGCTTATTAACTACACTACATCAGGTGACTTCAACGTAGACGTTACAGCAGACTACTCTTACACAGAGAGGAATCCGGGTAGAGTACTAGGACAAGCGTCAGCTACTATAGGGGAGTTCTCACTAACAGACGGACAATTCCCTGTAGCAGTTAGAGCAGCAAATGATAAGTCACGTATTCAGGTTTACTCTGAGTCACCTTATCCTTTCACTGTGTCTGATATAGAGTGGACTGGACAATTCTATAAACGTGGTACACGTACTACGCGAACAGGAGGGCGTGGGGGAGCTTAGCTTCCCTATAGCCTTTATTAACATTAAGGAGGTGCCTTATGTCTTTTGTACTTGGCGGGTTAATGTTAGCGCAGGGTATCTCTGGCTACATGCAAAGTAAGCAACAGTATGATTTTGCTTTACGGGAACAAGAATACAAGATAAAGCAGCAACAAGAAAATAACCTAGAAGCAAGACGTGCAGGTAATCGCAAGCACGAGACTGTAGATAGGAATGTAAACAAAGCACACGAAGCGCATACAGCATCCTTAGCTAATATAGATGCTAATGCTATGCTTGCTAGATCAGAGAGTATTGTAGCAGCGGCAGCTAGTGGTACAGCAGGACTCTCTGTATCTGACTCTATACTAAACATTGAACGTAACGCAGCTAAGGCTGAGTACAATGCGTCAGCAGGACTATCCGATACACTAGAAAGCCTAGAGCTATCGCGTGAGCAGATTGAATCTGAAGTACGCGCACGTACTAATAACAGTTTGTTCCTACCACCACAGAAACCTAGCCCGTTTGCAGCGTTGCTCGGTACAGCAACAAGTTATGCAGGAGCTACTTATGGAAAGTCATGGGATGATGCAACTGTCTCTAATTGGTTTAGTAGCCCTGACGCTAGCGCAGTGTGATATATTAATACCAGAACATAACAATTTTCAGGAGGGGCCAATGGCAACTACAAGACAGCCTACGCAGGATGCTAACGCAGCGCGTGCTCAGAATAGAGAACAGGCGCAAATGAT